ATGCCGCAGACCTGATCGAGCGGTTGTCCGCAGAGAACGCGGCGCTGCGGGAGAAGAAACTATGGCAACCTGTTTTGGCAGGAAATCCAGAAAGAAAAGGCTGCTATCTTGTTACTGTGCGTCACTGGCTTGATGGGGCCCCTGTGGCCAGAGAGGCATTCTGGAACGGAGTGGACTGGCTTTCTTGTGAACGAAGGCACGAGATTACACCGAGGGTGACGCACTGGTCGCCGCTGCCGGAAGCGCCGGAGGAGGGAGACAACGATGGAAAGACTGACGTTTGACGGAAACTTCTGCGACATCGCGCAGTGCCGCAATGTTCCGGGCGGAAGCTTCTGCGAGGATGGCGCGTGCAGCCAAAAGAAGGTTTGGACGCGGCTGAAATCATACGAGGACACGGGGATGACGCCAAAAGAGGTAACTGCGCTAGGAAATCTGTTCGATTACGCGCTGAAACAATCAAAAACGCTGACTGAGCAGCTTACATTGCTCAAGCACATCCGCGAGCTTGCCGAGGCCGACAAGGAAGGGCGGCTGGTGGTGCTGCCGTGCAAGGTGGGCGATACGGTTTATCGCCTGCAATACATTGAGCAAACGCCAGGGCACTTTACGGTTGGCGTTGCTCCTATTGAGTTCATGCTTATTTGGCTTGAAGATATTGGAGAAACTATTTTCCTAACTCGCGAAGATGCCGAGAAAGCGCTGGCGGAAATGGAGTAGCAGATGAAGAACAGATTGACGGTCAGACACGGGATGCTGTCCGACCTCAGAGTTTACTTGAAGCAAAGTGGCTGGAAACTCGAAGAACCTGTCGGCGAGTACGAGGTTCTGAGGGCACGAAATCCGAATTATCCGCGACCACTTCTGGTTCACAACCGGGCAGAGCGTGGCGTTGGGTACAGCATCGACGAGCGCGATGCGAAGATTTACAGCGGATGGAAACGTAACCGCCGCAAGCGTGGCTTCGACCCAGACTGGCCTACGCAGGAAGAACGGACACGGTATTTTGAAGGAGTGGACGGAGTATGAGTTTCAGTAAGAAAAAACGGGAAGCGGTCTATGCGAAGTATGACGGTCACTGTGCCTATTGTGGACGAGCTATCGACATCAAGGATATGCAGGTCGACCACTTTCTCCCGCTGCGGGCGTGGGGCATTGAAGAAGCCGGAACGGATGATATTTCAAACCTCATGCCATCCTGCCGGATGTGCAACCACTACAAACGGGCAAATTCTCTGGAAACGTTCCGGCGGTATATTGCAGAGATTCCGCGCAAGCTGCGCGAGAACTACATCTACAAGGTCGGCATCGTGTATGGAAACATCATTGAGAATGAAAAACCGATAGCGTTCTATTTTGAGAAGATGGAGGGCAAGAAGGATGGCTGAACTGAAACCATGCCCGTTTTGCGGCGGAAATGTCAAAGAAACAGGTGGCTCATGCAATTACAAAAAGCGCGTTATGACGCTATCTGTTGTCTGTCGTGGTTGCGGAACAAAGTATCAATTCAAGGCGGGATTTAAGGAAAATCCATACGCAGAAGTGGTAGAAGCGTGGAATAGGAGGGTAAATGATGGCTAAGTTTATCTCAAAATCGCAGATGGAAGAGCTGGAAGATGCCTGCACGTTTGGAATCGAGGGGGCGAATAAGTTGCTCAAGAAATACGCCGGAATCCAAGCCCGCGCATACACGGCTTACAACTACTACGACGAAAATGACAATTTCCTCGCGAGTAGTGATGAAACAGATCTCGACGATTTGCTCGAAAAAGCAAATGTGGAGGTGCGGCATGGCGGGTGATTATATCAGCCGCGATGCGGCAGTGAAAATCGCCGAAAAGTACAGACTTGCAGACGGCTCTGTATTGGGATGGCATACCGGACTGGCGGATTGCATTGCAAGCGAGATTTTTGGTTTGCCCGCCGCAGACGTTGCGGAGGTGGTGCGGTGCAGGGCCTGCAAGTATCGTGTTGATGCGACGATTAACGCTAACGGTTTTCTCATCTGCGACATCAGCGATATGGAGATTGCACCGGACGATTTTTGCAGCTACGGGGAGACAGAATGAGCGGGCTGCGGTTTGAGAGCATGGCGGACATGCCGCCGAGGATGCGGGAGCTTTACGCGAAGCAGGCGCGCGACCTCTCAGGCGCTGCGGCGCCAGCGCCCCTTGCGAAGGGGAGCCAAGGGAAACCGAAATACGGAAGCCAGAAGGCAGAGCGCGGTACAATCCGCTTTGACAGCCAGAAGGAGGCTCGGCGGTACGACGAGCTGATGGTGATGCTGCGCGGCGGCATCATCACGGATCTGCGGCTGCAGCCACAGTTTACATTGCAGGAGAGCTATCTCACGGAGGGCGGAGAGCGCATCCGCGCGATCCGCTACACGGCGGACTTTTCGTACCGGTTCGGCGGGAAGCTGGTGGTGGAGGATGTCAAGAGCGCGCCGACGCGGACGAAGGAATATCTGAGGAACCGGAAGATGATGCGATCCAAATACGGGATCGACATACAGGAGGTGTGAGGCTTGGTGAGAACAAAGGATCCGTGCACGCTGCCGAAGGACATGCGCTGCTGTGCAGGCGGAATCGGATACGCTTACGTGTGCCACGGATGCGGGTGGATGGCAGCAGAGCAGGAGCGGCGGCACGCGCTGCCGCTGGTGAAGGACGAGGACGGCCTGCGGCGCAGGCACGTTGGAAATGGCAATCAGCCGGAAGAACAAGAAAATTGACGGACTTATGGCCTGCCGCTTCGCCATGAGACGGCAGGAAAGGAAACCGGCTTTGCATCCTGCGCACGGTCGTCTGCAAAAGGCCGTGCGCAGGACATCATAACAAAAAGGAGCGGTGAGAATGACATTCCAGCGAAAAACGGCTGAACGATTTTTGACGCCGACGGCGGTGAAAATTCGCATCACAAGCCCGGTGGAGCTGCTGCCGGAGCTGTGCCCGACGGTCGGGGCCGTATATGATGCGGAGCGGTGGCCGTCGTACACGTCGCCGGTCGGCGGCTATGTGATCGTGGTCGGCGGCAAGCGGATCAACATACGCAGAAACGAATGTATTGAGGTGTAGCGCTGCGCGCTGAACGCATGGAAGGAGGCATCCTGCCATGCGTTGAGCGACACAGAGAAACGTGGAGGGCTTGAGATGGCAAGACGTCATAAACGCAGGATCTTTTCCGGGCACGTGTGCGAGCAGATCGTTTACAGCGTGGCGGCAGGTGCAGAGCTGAAGACCAGCCGGCCAAGAAAGCCGCGCTTTGCGAACAAGGCAGAGCGCGCGGAGTTCAACCGCAAGAACTCGGAGCGGAAGTTTGCGGCGATCGTGAACGCGAACTTCTCGCCGACGAGCCTATATTCCACGCTGACGCTGGCGGATGAATATGAGGTACATAGTGCGCAGGAGATGCGCAAGATCCGCGACAAGTACTACAGGCGGCTTTGCTACAGCTTCCCGGAGGCAAAGATCGTGATGGTCTACGGCCGAGGGAAATCGACGAGCCGCTTCCACCTGCACATGATCACGGACGGCATTCCGGCCTCTGAGCTCGCGAGGCTCTGGGGCCTTGGCAGCGTGGCAGAGTCCAAGGCGCTGCGGAAGCACAACTATTATCTGGATAAAAACGGAAACAAGGTGGACCACGGACAGGACTACACGGCGCTTGCAAACTACCTGCACGGTCACTGGCGAGAGGAGTTCGGCGGGCACCGCTGGAAGGCAAGCCGAAACTGCGTGAAGCCGGAGGCGGAGCCTGCGACGGAGGCTGTCCGGGACTACAGCACGGCGCGGCCGCCGGTCGCGCCGCGCGGCTATGTTCTGGTGGAGGCGCGTGCGACACAGTATGGCTTTCTATATTTTAAATATGTACTAGATCCCAAAAAAGAGAAAACAGAGCGGAGTGGGGGCCGCTTACATTACGCCTTGTAAATGTGTAGCGTTTTAGGACGAAGGGAGAGGGAGGCGAAAGAGGCACTTGCAAAGTGGAAAAAAACGTGGTAATCTGGTGGTGGAAGGTGATCGCGTGGTCTGCCCGGTATGTGGCAGACGCACGGCGATCAGGCTGCTGGAGTCGACGAGGCTCCGGGACTTCCCCCTGTTTTGCAAGAATTGCAGGCAGGTGACGATCGTGAATACTGAGCCAGAGCCTAAGAGCCAGAGCCGATGATCTGTCCGCTGTTGCGGAGGTCGTCGGCTGCTTGTGCATCCGAGGGAAAACTGGATAAGCAAAAAGCCGGATCTCCGCGAACGCGGGGGTCCGGCTTTTTTTGCATATTTCGGAGGCTGTGCCGGGCGAAGGCCCGAGGCGGTACGAGCCATGTTCTTTCCTTCCTACTGGGCGCGGAGTTGGGGACCTCCGCGTCTGGCAGAGCCTCTGGAAGAAGGGGGGCGAAGTGCCTGAACGAAAAGATTTACAAGAGCGAGCGGGAGCTTCGCTCGGCGGTAGACCGCTATTTTGCGTCGATCTGCTACAGGGAACCGGTGACAAGGATGGTCCCTGTGCTGGAGGATCGCGAGTTTATCAAGAACGGAGAGCGTGTCGTGATGCAGTGCCCGGCGCTCGACAAGTACGGGCACCAGCAGATGGCCGTGGAGACGGTGATGCGCGGCAAAAAGCCACTGATGCGCGAGGTCTGGACGCGGCCGCCGTGCCTGCCGGAGCTGCTGGCGGCGCTGGGCGTAGACGAAAAGAGATGGGCGCAGATGTGCGCATCGGAGGAGTTTGGCAAAGCGTGCGCGCGCGCAGGGGCGCGAATCGAGATCTACAACATTCAGCGGCTGGACAGCTCGAACGCGAACGGCGCGAAGTTCCACCTGGAGCGGCGCTTTGGGTGGGACGAGGCGAAGGACGGCGGAACGGATGTTGCGTTTGAGCTGCCGGAGGGCGTGGCCGGATGGGAAAAGTAACGATCGATCTCACGCGCATCTCCGACAAGCAGCGCCGGTTTATGGAGGCGCAGGCGCGGTATGTAGCATACGGCGGCGCGCGCGGCGGCGGCAAGAGCTGGGCCGTGAGGACGAAGGGAAAGCTGCTGGCGCTGAGATGGCCGGGGATCAAGATCCTGATCGTCCGGCGGACATACCCCGAGCTGCTGAACAACCACATTGAACAGCTCTGCGCGGAGCTGGCGGGGCTGGCGAAATATTCGCAGGTGCGGAAAACGCTGACCTTCCGGAACGGCTCGACGATCCGCTTCGGCTACTGCGCAACGGACAGGGACATTTTGCAATATCAGGGCGCGGAGTACGACGTGGTATTTATCGACGAGGCCGCGCAGCTCAAGAAGGAATGGCTCGACGCCATCGACACAACGGTGCGCGGCACGAACGGCTTCCCGAAGCGCACCTACTACACGCTCAATCCGGGCGGTCAGAGCCACGGATACTTCAAGCGGCTATTCATCGATCGTCTGTTCGAGACGGACGAAAAGCCGGAGAATTACACGTTCATCCAGGCACTTGTCACCGACAACAAGGCGCTCATGGAGGCGCAGCCGGAGTATTTGCAGACGCTGCAAAAGCTGCCGGGGAAGCTGCGGCAGGCATGGCTTGAGGGCAGATGGGACATCTACGAGGGGCAGTTCTTCGAGGATTTCATCAACAACCCGGACGGATACCGGACGCGGCAGAACACGCACGTGATCGAGCCGTTCACGCCGGATCCGGGCTGGACGATCTGCCGGAGCTACGACTTCGGCTACGGAAAACCGTTCTCCTGCGCGTGGTGGGCGGTGGATTACGACGGCGTGATCTATCGCATACTGGAGCTTTACGGCTGCACAGATGAGCCGAACACGGGAATCAAGTGGTCGCCGGATGAGCAGTTTGCAAGGATCGCACAGATGGAGCGCGAGCACCCGTGGCTCGCGGGAAAGCAGATCCGCGGCGTCGCGGACCCGTCGATCTGGGACGCCTCGCGCGGTGAGAGCGTGGCGCAGACGGCGGCGAGATACCGCGTTTACTTCACGCCCGGCGACAACAAGCGCATACCGGGCTGGATGCAGTGCCACTACCGGCTCCAGTTCGATGAGAACGGCTACCCGCGCATGTATGTATTCAGCACCTGCAAAGCCTTTATCCGGACGATCCCGCTGCTGGTGTACGATGCGCACAAGCCGGAGGACCTGGACACGAGCATGGAAGATCATTGCGCGGATGAGTGGCGGTATTTCTGCATGTCGCGGCCGATCAAGCCGATGCTCGCGGCGCCGGCCAAGCCGCAGTGGATCGACCCGCTGAACATGATGGGAGGATGAGATATGCGATACCCGGAGCTTACCGCACCGGCGCAGAGCGAGATGGTGACGGACACCTTCGCGGGCTACAACCACAACCTGCGCATCGGGGATGGGGAGTTTTACGAGATGGAGAATCTCACATCCAGCTACTATCCCCTGCTGTCGCAGCGCGAGCGTCGGGCGACCGTGATGAGCCTTGCAGGCGTGCAGGGGCTGCTTGCAAAGGATGCGCTGGCGTGGATCAAGGACGGGATCCTGTACTACAACGGCTTATCCATGGAGCCAGCCATGTACGGTGTGAAGCTGACGCAGGGCGAAAAGACGATGATTTCGATGGGCGCGTATATCTGCGTGTTCCCGGACGGGTGGTATTTCAACACCGAGGATGATACGGACAACGGCTTTATGGGCCGCGAGAACACGGTGAACTGCCAGCAGACGGCGCTGACGATCAAGGTGTGCACGGTGGACGGACAGATCATCACGATCTCGCACCGGCAGCAGGCAATGCCGGAGAATCCGGCGAACGATGCGTACTGGCTCGACACGGGCAAGCACGAGCTCAAGCAGTGGAGCTCGGTGCAGAGCCAGTGGGTGAGCATCCCGACGGTGTACGTAAAACTGGAGGCAAACGGCATCGGAAAGGGCTTTAAGAAGGCAGACGGCGTGCAGGTGAGCGGGCTCCAAGGGACGGAGCAGGTGAAGAAGCTGAACGGATCGCACGTTTTGCAGGACGTCGGAGACAACCACATTGTGATCATCGGGATCGTCGACGAGGACGCAAGCCAGAGCACCGGAACGGTGAAGGCCGCGCGGCGCGTGCCGAAGATGGACTACATCACCGAAAGCGGCAACCGGCTTTGGGGATGCCGGTACGGCGTGTCGGACGGAAAGACGGTGAACGAGCTGTACTGCTGCAAGCTGGGCGACTTTAAGAACTGGGAGTGCTATCAGGGCGTGGCAACGGATTCCTGGCGCGCAAGCTGCGGCTCAGACGGGCGCTTCACGGGCGCAGCCACGCTGGCGGACAGCCCGATCTTCTTCAAGGAGGACTGCTTCCACCGCGTTTACCCAAGCGCGCAGGGCGCGCACCGCGTCGTGGAGCAGAAGGCGCGCGGCGTCCAGCGCGGAAGCGAGCGGAGCCTCACGGTGATCGCGGACAGGCTCTACTACAAGGCGCGAGACGGCGTGTGCGTTTACGACGGCTCACTCCCCTATCTGATCTCCGATGCCTTCGGCACGGAGCTGTACCGCAGGGCTGCCGCAGGCGGCGCGCGCGGGAAGTATTACATTTCGATGCAAAATGCGCAGGACGTATGGGAGTTATTTGTCTACGACACGCTCAAGGGGCTGTGGCATCGGGAGGACGTGCTGCATATCGCGCAGTTCGCGGCGCTGGACGACGAGCTTTACATGCTGCGAGACGATGGGACGCTCATGACGGCATACGGAAGCGGCGGAACGCTTGAGGACGCCGTGGCATGGAGCGCGACGAGCGGGATCATGACCTGCGGTCTGACGGGGAAAAAGTACATTTCGAGGCTGAATCTCCGGATGCAGCTTCCGGTCGGAAGCCGGTGCGACTTCTGGATCGAGTACGACTCCGGCGGGCAGTGGGTGCACGCCGGGCACATGGAGGGATGGGGGATCCGGACGTTCCTGCTTCCGATCCGGCCGCAGAGATGCGACCATCTGCGGTTCCGCATGACGGGCAAGGGGCCGATCAAGCTATTCAGCCTCAGCCGCATTCTGGAAAGCGGCAGCGACGCATAAGGAGGGAAAGATGGAAAAAGACATGGGCATGACGCGCATCACGGATGTGCTCGGCGCCGACGGAGCGGGCGATGCCATGCAGCCGGTCGGCGTGGCGCAGATCCGCACGGCGATGGAGACGCTCGAACAGTACAAGGCGAAGAAGGACGCGCTGGAGCAGCGCGTGATCGCCTCGGAGCAGTGGTGGAAGATGCAGCACTGGCAGAGAATGGACCCGAGCGGGAATCCATACGACCCGCAGTGGCGGTCGGCATGGCTGTTTAATGTGATTATGGGTAAGCACGCCGACGCGGTCGCGGCCTTCCCGGAGCCTGCAATCCGGCCGAGGGAGCCGGACGACCGCGCGGAGGCCGGCATGCTGACATCCATTGTGCCGGTGATCCTCGAACAGAACGACTTCGAGGAGGTGTACTCCGATTCGTGCTGGACGAAGATGAAGCAGGGCACGCTGATCTGGGGCGTGTTCTGGGACGCCGGGAAGCTGAACGGGCTGGGTGACGTCTCCGTGAAGGAGATCGACATCCTGAATCTGTTCTGGGAGCCCGGCGTGACGGACATCCAAAAGAGCCGGAATCTGTTTTACACGGAGCTGGTCGACAACGACATCATCCGGCAGCGATACCCGCAGGTCGGAGACAGCCTGAAGGGCGGAAGCAGCGTGATCGCGAAGTACAAGACGGACGATCAGGTGGACACGTCGAACAAGTCGCTCGTGGTGGACTGGTACTACAAAAAGATCGTGGACGGGAAAAGCGTACTGCACTTCTGCAAGTTCGTGGGCGAGACGGTGCTCTCGGCGACTGAAAACGACCCGAACATGCAGGCGGGGCTTTACGACGACGGAGACTATCCCTTCGTGGTCGATGCGCTGTTCCCGGTGAAGGGCTCGGTTGCCGGATACGGCTACATCGACATCGGAAAAAGCGCACAGGCGCAGATCGACCTGCTCAATCAGGCGATCATAAAAAACTCGGTGATGGCGTCCACGCCGCGCTGGTTCGTCCGGAACGACGGCAGCATAAACGAGAAGGAATACGCGGACTGGCGGAAGCCTTTTGTCCACACGGACGGAAATCTCGGGCAGGACTCCGTGCTGCCGATCACGATCACGCCGCTTTCGGGGAACTACATCAACGTCATCCAGAACAAGATCGAGGAGCTGAAGTGGACGACCGGCAACACGGACGTGAACAACGGCTCGGTGTCCTCCGGCGTGACGGCGGCGAGCGCCATTGCCGCCTTGCAGGAGGCGTCCGGGCGGAGCTCCAAGGACGCGACGCGCTCGGCGTACCGCGCATACGCGCGGCTCATCCGCATGGTGATCGAGCGCATCCGGCAGTTTTACGATCTGCCGCGCAAGTTCCGCATCCGGGGGCAGCTCGGGACGGAGAAGTACGTTTCGTACTCCAACCAGAATCTCAAGCAGCAGGAGATGCTCGGCCTCGGCGGAGATGCCGTGTGGCGAAAGCCGGTTTTCGACATTGAGGTTTCGGCTCAGAAGGCCTCGGAGTACACGAGGCTCAGCCAGAACGAGCTGGCACTTCAGTTCTATCAGCTCGGCTTCTTCGATCCGGCGCGGACGGATCAGGCGCTGGCGACGCTGGACATGATGGACTTTGACGGCAAGGACGAGATCAGCCAGAAGATCGCGCAGAACGGGACGCTCCAGCAGGAGCTGGCAAGCTGGCAGGAGATGGCGCTGGCTCTCGCAGAGCGGTACGACCCGGCCATGGCGGACGGGCTGGCACAGCAGATCATGGGAGCGGGCGGCGCGGCGCAGCCGGTGGCCGGAGGAAGCGCGGCAGTGGGAATGCCGAACGCAGAGGCAGAGGCGAAGAATGTGACGGACGCGCGCGAGCAGGCGCAAAAGAGCACGCAGCCGGAGTGACCGGCAAGAAAACGTATCGACCGCGCAAAGCGCGACGAGATAAATTCACGGGATCGCCCACCGACGGGCAGAAAGGAGCGCTATGCTTCACAGATTTACATTCCAGTTTTTCGCCGCCGATGACGGCGGCACGGGCAGTATTGCGGCACCCGCCCAGCCGGACATGAGCAGAGGCCAGAACGGGGCAACCGGAGCGCCGGAGGCAGGCCAGACAGCACCCGTCGCTCAAGTGCAGCAGGAAGAAAGCTTTGAGGATCTGATCAAGGGCAGGTACAAGGCTGACTACGAGCGCAGCGTGAAGGCTGCCGTCTCGGAGCGGCTCAAGGGCACCAAGCGCACGATCAGCCGCTTCTCCCCCATTCTCGATGTGCTCGGCCAGCAGTACGGCATCGACGTCTCCGATCCAGAAAAGATCGACTATGACGCGCTGACCAGAATGCTGACCGACGACAAGCGGCTCTATGAGCAGGAGGCTCTGGAAAAGGGCATTCCGCTGGAAACCTTGATGCATATGAAGCAGGTAGAGCGGCAGAACGCGGCGCTTCAGCGCGAGAACGCGGCAGCGCAGGGCGAGATGCAGCGACGGGCGGAGTTTGACCGCATCGTCGGAGAGTTCGCGGAGGTACAGGCGCTGTACCCCGGCGCGGATCTGGCGGTGGAGCTGGCAAACCCGAGCTTCGGCCGGCTCGTCTCAAACGGCGTTCCGGCGCGCACGGCTTATGAAGTCCTGCACCAGCAGGAGATCAATGCAGCGAGGACGCGCATGGTCGCGCAGGCGGCGCAGCAGCAGGCCGTGGCCGGGATCCAGGCAAACGGCATGCGCCCGCAGGAGGGCGCGGCAAACGCAGGCGCCGGAGTCCCTGTACAGTTTGACCCTCGAAAGCTCACAAAACAGCAGCGCGAGGAAATTCGCGCAAGGGTGAGACGGGGCGACAACATCGTTTTGTAAGCCCCGGGAAGGGAGCATAAATGAAACTTTTTGGCAAGGCATTTCAGGTATTTTTCGCGCCGGACGCAGGTACGCTCGTCAACGCGACCGATACCTACGTAAACGCATACACGGGCGAGAAGACGGCGTTCTCGGCGCCGAACGATCTTTCGTCAACGATGAAGACCTACTACGACACGGAGCTTTTGGAGAACGCGCGGCCGAATCTGATCCACGCGCAGTTCGCTCGAAAGCAGCCGCTGCCGAAGGGCCGCGGCAAGAGTGTCGAGTGGCGCAAGTGGAACACGCTGGCAGATGCACCGGCACTGCAGGAGGGCGTGATCCCGACCGGCCAGAAGCTCGGCCAGTCGAGCATGACGAGCGCCATCGTCCAGCACGGCACCTACGTCACGGTGTCTGACCAGCTGGAGCTGCACGCGATCGACAATGTGATCCTCGGCGCGACCGAGGAGCTTGGCGCATCGGCGGGCACCACGCAGGACAAGCTCGTGCGCGACACGCTGGCGGCGGGCACGAACGTCCAGTACTGCGACAAGGTCAGCGAAGCTGGCGCACACACAAAGGTCGAGAGCCGCGCGGCGATGGACAAGACCTCCCGCCTGACGCCGACGGAGGTAAACAAGGCCGTCACCACGCTCAAGAAGCTGAAGGCCCCGAAGATCAGCGGCAAGTATGTCGCCATCATCCATCCGTCCGTTACGTTCGACATCCGAGAGAACAAGGACTGGATCGAGGCGCACAAGTACGCCGATGTGACGCCGCTGTTTGACGGCGAGATCGGCGAGCTGCACGGCGTGCGCTTCATTGAGACGACGGAGGCAAAGATTTGGTGCGACAGCACCTGCCCGACGAAGACCGGCGGCAACCTCTGCGTGTACTCCACGCTGTTCCTCGGAAAGGATGCCTTCGGCATGATCGATCCGGAGGGCGGCGGACTGCAGATGATCATCAAGAGCAAGGAGCAGGCAGGCGGCCCGCTGAATCAGTTCTCCACGCTGGGCTACAAGTTCTCGACCGCGACGAAGATCCTGTATCAGGAGCGCATGGTGCGCGTGGAGAGCACGTCCGCCTACTCGGAGACGGACGAGAAAAACTAAGGAGGCAGCAGTATGGCAGAGGTAAAGGACACGAAGGCCGCAACGAAGACTGTGTTTTTGCACAGAGCATCGGAGACGGAGCAGCAGTTTGAATTTGTCTGCGTGAACGGCAAGGCCTATCAGGTGCCGCGCGGAAAGCCCGTGGAGGTGCCGCTGGCGGTGGCAGAGGTGCTGGAGCACGCGCAGATGCAGGAGGCAGAGCTTTTCGAGCGCGTGAGCGCGATGCAGAAGCAGTGATACGGAGGGGCGCGCAAGCGCCCCTTTTTCAGAAAAAAGGAGGCGGCGCGCATGACAATCCGAGAGGCGATCGAGGCCGTAGACCGGCTTACGCCGAATCAATATGAGAACATCGACAAGGTCCGCTGGCTGAGCGAGCTGGACGGCGTCGTTTATCTGGAAATAGAAAAAACACACGGGAGCGGGAATCCCGTGTGCGAGCCGTGGGTGCGGACGCGCGATCCGCTTGACCGGGAATGGTGCGGATGCACGCAGCCAGCGCAGGAGGAACAAACGTTCGCAGGATACCCGGAGGCAGTCGATCTGGACACAGTGCTGCGCGTGCCGTGGCCGTATGACGAGATCTACCGCTGGTACCTTGAAATGAAGATCGCGGACGCAAACGGAGAAATGACGCGGTACAACAACGCCATGGCAAAGTACAACGCATACTACACGGCGTATCAGGACTTCTACAACCGCACGAACATGCCGCAGATGCTCGCGCCGTACATCAGGCTCTGAGGTGGCAGCATGGGCAGTCTGACATTACAATACCCGCCGATGACCGGCGGCGATGCCGCGCAGCAGCTCGACGGCCTGCGGCGGTATCTGATGCAGATGGCCGACACGCTCAACGGAGCGGACTGGTCGGCGGGCGCGGTGCTGACGGAGATCTCGCAGGCGATCGAGGCAGACAGCCTTGCAGAGCAGGAGCGGAAGACGGAGCTTGCAAACTATGCGGCGCTCAAGACGCTGATCATCAAGACGGCGGACTTTGCGGCAGAGAACTCCGAGACGTTCCGGCTCAAGCTGAGCGGGAACTATGTGGCGGTCTCCGACTTCGGAAAGTACTGGCAGGAGGCCAGCATGACCGTGGACGGCAACGAGTTCGGCATCCGGCAGCTCTACGAATACGCGGCGGGCGTGAACAATGCGTTCACGGTGAACTCAAAGCAGTATGTCAAAACGGGGCTTTTGTACTACGACGGCGTGAAGCCCGTGTACGGCGTGGGCGTCGGCAACATTGAGACAACGGTCGCGAACAAGAACGAAGTGATCGACAAGTCGCGCAATGAGCTTGTGACCGTGACGCCGGGGCGCGTGAGCTTCTGGCAGGACGGGAGCGAGGTTGCCTATTTGTCGGGAAAGAAGCTCCACTTCCCTGCCGGCACGCTGGAGGCGTACAGCGCGACGCTGACGGGCAAGATCACAGCATCGGCCGGATCGAGCATCGGGCCGTGGAGCATCTCCGAGAGCAGCATATACCGCACCGACAACACATGGGGCGGCGAGGGGCTGTATTTCGGGACGAGCGGGCTTTCCATCAAGTCCGCCTTCAAGGTGGACGCGGACGGGAAGCTGACCGCGACGGGCGCGGACATCAGCGGAACGGTCAAGGCAAACGACCTGCTGATTGGAAGTGCTGACGGCGGCTATTCCAGCATCAAGACGCAGCTGCGGTCGCTGGTGGACGATGTGGCGGAGCTCTCCGCGCTGGCGGCGACGGTAAGCGTAGACAAGTACGGCACGCTCACGTCGCTCGACCTGAACATCGGAAACCGCGGTTACATCAGCATCACCGGCGCATCGACCGCGTTCACGGCAATGGAGCTTTTCAGCTACGGTGCGGTGCGCATCCTGGCGGACAGCGGTGCGGTGTATCTGGCGCTGAGCGACAACAGCGCATACATCCAGATCGCGGCAAGCGGCGCGATCAGCATCAAGGGGACGAGCCTGAAATTTAACGGTGCGGAGATCAACACTGCGGGAGGCGCAGTGCAGACCACGAAGGAGGAAGCATGATGGTAAAAGAGGTAAAAACGCTGCGGCGCAGGATCGCCGAGGCACTGAATGAATCAAAGCTGCCGCCGGTCGTGGCGCAGCTGGTGCTCGACAGCATCCGGACGGAGCTGCAAAGCATCGTGCAGATGCAGGAGGCGGCGGAGGCGGCGGCACCGCCGGAGGAGAAGGAGGCGGAGGACGATGGCGCTTTACAGGGTAAATGAAAACGGCAAGGCCCCTGCCGGGCTTGGCGTGGGCGACGAGGTCGTTACCGCGGGCGGCACGTACCGCATCGACAGCGTCGGCCCGGACGGGCAGTACAAATCGACGCTCGTGAACCGAAATCAGACCACGCAGAGCTACCAGGGCGGCTATTCGAGCCGGAACACGCTGCCTGGGTATTCGGATTACACGGCGGGCAGGCTCGGGACGCTCGAACGGGGCTACTCCCCTTCCGGCGCGGTATCGCAGGCAAAGGCGTATTTGCAGCAGGTGCAGAGCCGGAGGCCGGGGGCATATCAGTCGCGCTGGGACGCGGAGCTGGACAAGCTCTACGATCAGATCACGAACCGGAAGCCCTTTCAGTACGACCTCAATCAGGACGCGCTCTATCAGCAGTACAAGGAGCAGTACCAGAGGCTCGGCCGGCAGGCCATGGAGGACACGATGGGGCAGGCCGCGAGTCTGACGGGCGGCTACGGATCGACCTACTCGGAGCAGGTGGGCCAGCAGGCGTACAATGCGTATCTCCAGAGCCTCAACGACATCGTGCCGGATCTCTACGACCGGGCGTATGGCCGGTATCGGGACGAGGGGCAGGATCTCTACAACCGGTACGGGCTGGTCGAGGGGCGCGAGAACATGGACTACAGCAAGTACCGCGACACGGTATCGGACTACTACAACGACCTCGCGGATGCGCGGAGCGCCTACGACTCGGAGTGGAACCGGGACTACACGCAGTACTCCGATCAGCTGAGCTACTGGGCGCAGAAGGCCGCACGGGAGCAGGCGTACTGGCAGTCACAGCAGGCGAAGGCCTCCGGAGGCGGTGGCGGCGGAGGTGGCGGAAGCAAGGCCGGCACCGGAAACGGCAAGGGATACATCGACAACACGTACAACAGCGGCGGCGCGGGCGGCGCGGCCGCGAAGACATACGATCAGCTCAAGCGAGGGCTGAGAGAGTGGATCGCGGCAGGACAGCCGGAAAAGGCGTATGAGCTGTTTGTGAGCATGGCGGGGCAGCTGAATCTCAGCGATGCGAAGGGCAGAAAACAGTACAACGAGCTTGCGGCAATACTGAACAAGGCGGGGTACGGTATCCCGCTGGAGTAAGGAGAACGAGATGGCAAAGAAACGGACAGGGCTGGATGCGCTCCGGGAATATGAGGCACGGAGCGGGCGGCAGACGCAGAGCGATGCTCAGACGGAGGGAAGCTCCGGCGGAACGTGGCGCAGCGGCCTTGACGCGCTGCGGCAGTTCGAGGCAAACGGCGGCGGGCAGAACGTCAAGAACGGCCCGTATAATCCGAACTACCGAACCATGACGCGGGCTATGTATGAGTCGGCGTATGAGCGATACAAGCGCGCGGCGGAAGCCCAGGAACGCTACAGCCGCGCGGCGGACGCCGTGGGCAACAATCCGGTCGGCGGGTATCTGATGGCGATGCAGCAGCGGCAGCCGCAGGGCCGCGCCGCGAAAACAATCGACCATGATCAGCAGAGCGGGTACCGGCGGACACGTGAGGTCAAGTCGGCGCAGGCGCAGCCGACGATCGAACATGACCAGCAGAGCGGGTATCTGCGGACGCTGCGCATGAAGGGCAGCGCGGAATATCTGACACAGTCTCAGGAAGATCCGGCATGGGAGACGGTGCGGCAGGATCAGGCGCGCGGCGGGAAACGGACGCAATACGAGCTGCGGCGGCAGATCGAGCAGCTTGAAAAGGCGCGGGATTATGCGCTTTCGATGCAGGCCGGAGACCCGGAGGGGATTCCGGAGCTGCGCGGGGCATACGAGGCGGTGAACGCCGGGCGAACCAAGCCGATGACGCTGACGGAGATGGACGAGGCGCTGCGGGAAATGAAGGTCAGAAAGCAGAACGCCGCGACGCTGGCGGACGAGGCCATGACCGCGCAGGAGCTTGAACGGAAAAAGGATGCGATCTATGCACTGGCCTTTTATCCGGAGGAATGGACGCCGGAGCAGAAGCAGGCGGCGAGAGGCATTCTCGAAACGCAGCGCGGCGGGAGCGGAATTTTCGGCGGCATGGACCGCGCACCATATGCCTTCGCGCCGTACATCGAGGCGGTGCGGAGCGGAGACATGGACCGCGCGGACGAGTGGGAGCAGATCTACAACATGCTCTACTCGCGCCTCTTTGAGAAAACAACGGCGGTCACCGAGGGCTTCGCGGAGGGACTTGGGCTGCGGTCGGCAGAGAAGGTCGTCGGAGCGGCAACGGGCGCGGAGAATCCGGCATGGGAGGCATACATGCGCTCGGTGCAGGTGGCAAAGGCGCAGAATCCGGCGCTGAGCGCGGGCGGACAGATCGCAGGATCGCTTGCGCTGATGGGCGGCATCAGCAAGGGCGTCGGCGCGGCAAGCGGTGCGCTGCTCGGAACGAAGGCGGCACAGCTCGGGACACTCGGCAGGACAGCGCTTTCGATGGGCCAGTCGGCGCTGACGTTCGCGGCGAGAGAGGCCATTCAGGGAGCGGGCGCGGCGGCGACCGGAGAGAAGACCGGCGGCGCATACGCGCAGGACATCCTCGCAAGCGGCGCGGGCGGCGCGGCCGGTGCGCTCGTATCCGGGCTTATCTCCACGAACATGGCAGACTGGCTGAGAAGAACAGGAAACAGCAAACTGTTCTGGGAGTTCGTGCGGCAGAGCGCGAGCGCATACGCCTTTTCCGGCACGAGCGTTGCAACAAGCGCGATGCTCGGGAGCGAGAAAAAGAGCGCGAACGAGATCGCGACGGAGCTTGGAACGGCCTTCCTGTTCTCGCTCGTCAGCGGATACATGAACACGATGCGCGAAACCAAGATGGCGAGCGCAGCCGTGGAGCAGAAGTACGAGACGATTTCACAGCAGCTGGACGCAATCGGCAAGCACCTTGACGGCGGCAGGAAATTCAGGACGGAGGAGGAATTCACGCAGGCCGTCGAGGATCTGCGCAGGACGGTGCAGGGCCTCAAGGCGGATGTGCAGGGCACATACTACGCAGGACAGCAGGACTTCGTCAATCAGATGGTGGCGGCGCTCGACCGCATCGACTACAACCTGCTTTCGATGCTCCCGGGAGCGGATGCCGGAACGGCAGCAGCTTCGGCGGCCTCGACGGCGGCAGCCGGGACAGGCGGCGTGGCTGCGGCAGAAGCACAGAAGCTGATGCAGGAGGCGTCTGCGGCGCTGGCAGAGGGCACACAGGGCGTGCCGCCCGCACCGGTACAGCCGGGGGATGCAGGCGGGAAGGGCGCGGCAGCGGCGGCACAGGCGCTCACAGAGGGCACGACGGCAGCAGAGCAGGCGGTACAGGTGCCGCCTGCACAGCCGGCAATGCCCGTGCCGCCGGATGTGGCGGCGGAGGCCGAAGCTGCACAGCGGGAGGCGAACTTTCAGGCGTACAGCAGGTACGCAGAGGAGCGGGATCGACTTGAGCAGACGAGAAGAGGTTTAGAAGCTGAAAGGAGCACGGTGCAGTATGGACAGCAGGAAGCTGGTGGCCGTAACGGCGAAGGACGGACAGAAAGCGTATATTCCGGAGGACAGAGTCGAGGCATGGGCGAAGGCTCAGAAATCGAACGCACCCTTGAGCGACAAGGAGAAGCAGTTCGCCTCCGAAATCGTGCAAAGGATCTTGGCGCAGAAAACATCAGCCCGGAAGAAGCGGGGCTGAAAGGCGGCGACACGACCAAGTCACTGCTGAAGGTGCCGGAAGCGGCGTATGGCGCGCATGAAAAAGAGCTCCAGAAGGCCGTGGAGGCCCGTGGAGCGTCGCTTAATATCGTAATGGGAAGAATCCGGCTTGCAAACGGAACGGCTGTGGATGAATTCATCGACACCGAGACGCGGCAGGTGACGGTGCGCGCGGACTGCACGAAGTGGGCAATGGATAATCTGATAGACCATGCCCTCTTTCATGGACTGAGCACGGAGCAGCGAAACGCCACCGCGCAGGCCGTGGCTGACCGTTTCAGCGAGTCGGAGCTGATGGCGATCGCCGGGCAGTACGTCAAGAGAATGCGCGGCGTATACGAAGGAATGAGCGAGGATGAGTTGCTTAACACCGCGATGGAGGAAGTGCTGGCAGACGCTGCCGGGAGAATGCTCCGTTATACGGACGCGGACGCGACGAAGTTCACAGAGACGGTGCGGGGGATCATTGACTGGAACGGCAAGACGGACGCAGGTGAAAGCAGCCAGCGATTCAGCTATGCAGGAGAGTTTGCCCGCACGGCGGACAAGGAGACGCTGGAACGGGCGAAGCAGATGATCGACGGCGGCGCTTCGGCGGAAGACATCTTTCGGGAGACCGGATGGTTCAAGGGTGCCGACGGGCAGTGGCGGTTCGAGATCGACGACAGCAAGATGGAGTTCCGCAGAGACGGTGATGTCCGGCTGATGGAGGAAGAACCGTACCGCAGGATGCAGGAGCTTTCTGACAAGTGGGCTGCCAGCTTTGAAAAAGGCGGCGAGGAACTCACGGAGGCGGAAAGCGCAGAACTGGAGGCACTTCAAGATCAATACGTTGATCGAGTATGGGAAGAAAAATATGAGCTTCAGGACTTCCTGAAGCACGATGCGCTTTACAAGGCATACCCGAAACTGCGGCATATGTCGCTGATATTCCGACCGATGTCCATTGAGGACTATGGCTACTACTCGCCGAAGGATGGCGCAATTGTGATGAACAGCGACCTGATCGGTGCGCCGGAGAATACCCTGATCCATGAGATCCAGCATATAATCCAGTCCACGGAAGGATTCGCGCGAGGCGCAAGCCCGAAATACTGGAATGACCGCATGGAGGAGGGTTTCTCGAAAAAGAACGCCGCAGGCGAGGAGATGCTTCCGAACGAGCTTTACAAGAACACAGCCGGTGAGATCGAGGCGCGGGACGTGGCAGCACGTCGGAATCTGAGCGCGGAGGAGCGCCGAAACCGGATGCCGGATACAGGAAATACCGATACGGTGTTTGCAGAGGCTGGATGGCAGACTGCGATGGACTACGACCCGGAAACAGCCAGCATCAAAGAGCAGGTCGAAAACAGCCGCAAAGCGCTTAATGCGATGGATTTGGTTGCGCGGGCGTCCGTTCCGACAAATCTTAAAACCAAGGATTCGGCTGCCGCATGGGCGGCAGAGCGGCTGAAAAGCACAGGATACCACGTAGACCGGCAAGGGTACGGCGAAATCCATTTCAGCAAGAAGGATATGGACAAGGGGCTTCGGTACGCCGATACGGCGGAAGAAAAAGCAGCACTTGCCGTATTACCTCAAGTGCTGAAGCGAGGAATTGAGATCGGAGACCACGCAAACCACAAAAATAGAGCGAAGCAGACGGTGACGTTTGCGGCGCCTGTGGAGCTGAATGGAACGCGTGGAAACATGGCTGTGGTCGTAAACAGAAACGGCAACCACTATTATGCTCACCGGATCGTCATGCCGGACGGAAGCGTATTTCGCTTTTCAGGGAATGCAGAAAATGCAGCGCAAGAACTGTCCCGGGGAGTGACCGTTTCCGGCTCTCTTGCCGACACCACAAGCGCTGCATCTACGGACAGTATACGCGGGAAAAGCGCAAATGTCAAGCAGCGCTACTCGCCTGCTGGCACGGAGACGGAAACGAGCGCCGAGAAGGCAAAGCGGACGGCTGCGGAGGGCACGCCGATCTTCAACTTTGACGCGAAATACGACTTTGCATACGGCGCAGACCCGAATCCGTTCTATCGGATGATCGGAATCACGACGCCAGGGCTGCGGATCGGGATCGAGGCGCAGGCAACCCGTGCGGCGGACAAAATTGAAAACGGGAAGGCATACGCAAAGGCCCTGCTGGATTTCGCGACAAAGCCGGACCGCTCGACGAAGACGCTTACGCTGAATTTCCAGGACGAGGACGGTACATACAGATCGGAGAACGTGCAGAACACGAAGATCATGCAGGACATCTATAAGTATTACGCGGAGGCCGTACCGGAGGAAAATCGGCACTCGGAGGCGGAATTCTGGATGTGGCGGCGCAGGATCGCGGAGGGAAGCGTTTCGTCCCGAATCGAGACCATGAGCGCCGAGGCAAAGGCGCAGGCATGGCAGGAAAGCGCAAGGGCTGATTTCAAGAGCACCGGGGCGCTGGAGAAGATGGGTGTGAAGGTGGAGCGCTCAATCGGCAGATATGGTAGAACGCAGTCGCTCATCGAAACGGAGAAAGCGTACAAACAGGCAAAGAGGGAAGTCAACCGAGCAATTGATCGGCTCGCCGCCACTCCGAAGGAGATCGCATTTGCACGGCAGATCGCGGACGGCGTGTTTGACATGCGAGACATCCCGAGGGGCTATGACCGGCGTGTTGTTCTGAGTCTGGTGGACTATATGAACGCAGAGGCAGCGCTGGGGAACGACCGCATTCTGGCGCAGAGAAAAGCCATCCGGCAGGAGACGGCCGACACGGTGGAGGCGCTGTTTAGCGACTCTGCCGACAACAAGGTATCCGGAATGTTTACGCTCAACCACAGAACGGCACAGCGGAATATGCTGCACATCTTCGGGGACGAGACAGGCCAGAAACTCAACAGAGCGATCTTCGACCCGATCCAGCGGAATGAGGCGGAGCGCATTCGATTCATCAACAAACAGTTTGACGACGTGCGCACATTCGAGGATTCGACCGGAAAGAAGTCGGAGCTGACGCACGTGGAGAGCATCCTTGTTCAGCTCGTGATGGAGGGCAAGGCTACGGTGGCGCTGCTGGGCGACATGCCAGGCAGCCCTGCGATCAGCAAGGCAGGCATGAAAATCGCTGACGGGATGAAGCCGAACGCGGCAGCAAAGAGCGAGCACCTCAACAAAAATGAGAAACAGCTTGCGAAAATGTACGCCTCGTGGGTCAGCGCACTGCGCATGATGGCCGATGGCAAGATCGACACGGTGAAGATTGACAACGCCGCAAAGGTCTATACGCAGAAGTACAACGAATTCTATGCCGCGATCAACGATTTCCTTGTAGCGCATGGGTACGAGCCGATCGGTTTCATTCAGAACTATGCGCCGCACATGCAGGCGGAGGAAACCAGGACAGCGCTTGATTCGGCGCTGAAAATGCTGGGTATCAACGAGGACGTGGTCACGCTGCCGACCAGCATCGCAGGTCTGACCGCTGATTTCAAGCCGAACAAGCGATGGAACCCGTATTTCCTGCACCGAACAGGAGAAACATACAATTTCGACGTGGCGAAGGGCTTTGAAAGCTACGTTGCGTACATGTCGGAGCTGTTCTATCACACGGACGACATCATGACGGTGCGCGCGCTGAGCGACTATCTGCGCAGACGGTATTCTCCTGATGATATCAGTTTTGACATCGACAAGTATACATGGCTTCGCGAAAGGATGCCGGACGAACAGCTCCTCTACTTGCAGCAGCGCGGGAAGTTGGAGCACGGCGCGATCGTTGATTCTGAGCAACTGGACAGCATGATCGACGATGAGCTTACGGCGCTGTATGAGAACGCAAAGAATAAAAGCAAGTTCTCCAATCTGGTCGTGTGGCTGGACAACTACGCAAACGTTCTGGCGGGAAAACAGACCAAGGGGGACCGCTCCACAGAGGAGGATTTCGGGCGAAAGACGCTGACCATCGGGAACAAACTCACTCGAGGATTCGGTGCGGCAAAGGTCGCGGGCAATATCGCCACGATCTTCAACCAGACAGCACAGATCCCGACAATTCTCGCGGAGAAGGGCCTGCGGAACACGGCAGCCGCCATCAAGGACATGGCGACCGGGCAGCTCCGGAAAACAGACTTCGCGCTGGAAAGCGACTATCTGACGAGCAAGAAAGGAGTACACTTTCTTGTCACGGATGAGAAGAACATGTATGAGTGGGCACTGGACAAGGTCGGGCAGGCGCAGGAGTTCGCGGACGCAACGGTGGCGACGATCGCGGTGCGGGCGGCGTATCTGGAGGGCATCCGGAATGGAATGACGCACAAGCAGGCCATGAGCTATGCGGATCGGTACGGTGCACAGGTCATGGGAGACCGCTCGAAGGGCGCAAAGCCCGTCGCTTTCAACTCCAAAAATCCGGTCATGCAGCTGATCAACACCTTCCAGCTGGAGGTCGCGAACTCATGGGAGCACGTCACGCAGGACACGGCTGGCTTTGACTTCCGGGAGATGGAGAAAAAGTTCGGTAAGGACAAGGCTGTCAAAGCGCTGGCGGGCATTATCGTGAAGTTCCTCGTCGCCACGTATATCTGGAACAGGATCGCGGATGAGATATACGGCGGAACGCCAGCGCCGTATGACGTGCTAGGCATCACATCGAATTTCATTGCGGGCGGATACGGGCTAAGCATCAATGACGCGATGAAGACCGTGATGGACAACGGCTGGGAAAAGGTCACGGGAGAACGGATCTTCGGAACGGAAGACAAGAAGCGCAGTTTCGACGGATGGAGGGCCATCGAGGCGGCGGGCGGTGACATTGCGAACGACATTCCGTATTTGCAGAACGCATCCGCATTGATCGGATGGGGCGACAACACGCTTCCGGCGGCAATCCCGACAAAGGCGCTCGACAACATGATCAACGCCGTAAAGGGAGGAAAGGGCGTGAAGGACATCGCAAAGGCGGCGTTTGACGTCGGCACGGAGATCACGCCCGGCGGCAGCCAAATAAAGAAAACTGCACGCGGCATCGACGCGATGGTGCGCGGCGGCGTGTATCAGGGATACGGAGACCAGACAAAGCTTCGGTATCCTGTTGATAACAAAAATATCGGGAAGTGGATACAGGCAGTCGTATTCGGCCCTAACGGGCTGAGCGAGACGGGCCGCTATTACGCCGGAGAGGAGCGCGCCATCGGCGAAAAGCAGACGGTCGCATATCAGGCGATGATTGCGGCGGGCGCGGACAAGGAGGAGAGCTACCGCCTCATCCGCAGGATCACAAAGCTGGGAGACGGCGAGGACTCGAAACTGGACAAGCTGAACATGCTGCTTTCTTCCAAGGTACCAACGGCGGGACAGGGCGCGTATTACTATGTCATGATGGCCGGAGACAAGGAGCGCGAGCGCATCGACGAGCTGACCGGAGGAGATGGCGTGATCGGGATGGACGACTATCTCAGGGCAGCACAGAAAAAGCTTCAGATCGATGCGGACGAAGCGATGCGGCCGGCAGAAAAAGCGGACGCCTTCCGGCAATGGGTCAATCAGAAAGGCTACAGCGCCGAACAGAAGCGTGGCATCCTGGACGCATTCAAGTTCAGTCAGATCATCATGGTCGGCGGCGGGCATTCGGAGCTGTACCAAGCGGCACTGGAGGGCGTGTCAGAATATGATACGCTGCGTGCGGACGCCATCGCCGCAGAAAAGGCGGGCGGAAAATCGCAGTCTCAAGCGGAGAGCTCTGTGAACAGCAGCCTCCGAAGCCAGATGAAGCAGGACTATCTCGACGGACTGGTGGACGACGAGACGGTTTCCCAGTTCCTGAAGGAATACACCGGATCTGACGATGACGATGTGTTCTGGACGCTCGAAGAATGGAACGGCGGGAAGGACTGGAAGAAGTACGGCAAGTTCTTTGACGCCGTGGAGAAAGGCGTTATGGCAGACACCAGGAAAGTCGCGAAGTACTACATGCAGCACGGCGTTGACAAGGGTACGCTCTCGGCTCAGCTCACGGAGTATTTCAAGGAGCGGTGGCTGAACGCAACAGGAGACGAGAAAACACGGCTCAAGAGCGCGTACATCAGCGCCTACAAGGCCATCGGAGGCGATGGGGACAAGGCGCGCGACAACATGATCAAGTGGAAGCAGGAGGCAAACAAGAAACGGAGGGAAAACAAGTGAGCGCAAGCAATGTGATCCCGGCGGCGCGGGTCAGCCCGCGCATTGCGAACGGGTGTATTTGCTGGTATGAGGGAGACACGTTCTCCCTCCGCCTCCGGCTGGAGCTGGAGGACCAGGACGGCGCGGCCGTCACGGTCGGCGCGTCGGACAGCGTGAAGATCACGTTCTACGACCGGATGCGGGCGCAGGTGCAGCAGTTCGTGTTTTCCGGAATTGTGGGAAACACGGTGACGCTCGACTTTACGGACGCGGTCACGGAGAAGTTCCCGCGGGGGCTGTACCGATACGACATTTTGTACACGCATGGCGACAAAACCACGCTCGCAAGCGGGAACGTCGCGCGCGTGGAGTAAGGAGGCGGGGGTATGAAAATCGAGATCCCGGAAAGTGTGATGGTGACGATCCACGGGCTGATCTCGCGCGGCATACAGGCCGTGGAGGTATCGGACGCGGGGCATCTGATCTTCACGCTGACGGACGGAGCGAAGATCGATCTCGGAGACATCCGAGGCCCGGCAGGGCCAAGGGGAGAAGCCGGACCGCAGGGCTTAAAGGGTGACGCCGGCCCACAAGGGCCGCAGGGCGTTCAGGGCCCCAAGGGAGCCCCCGGCCAAAAAGGAGACACGGGCGCCAAGGGCGAAACCGGTGCGCGCGGCCCGCAGGGCTTGAAGGGCGACACAGGCCCAAAGGGAGACACGGGCTCCGGCTTTGTCGTGAAGGGATATTACGAGACGGCTCCCGCACTCCAGACCGCTGTAAAGAATCCTGCCGTCGGCGATGCCTACGGCGTCGGCGCGTCTGAGCCGTATGATATCTACATCTACGACGGCGTGACGCACACATGGATCAACAACGGCCCGTTGCAGGGCGCAAAGGGCGACACAGGCCCACGCGGGCCACAAGGTCCGCAAGGGGCACAAGGGCCACAAGGAATTCAGGGTTTGAAGGGCGATACCGGCGCGAAGGGAGAGACCGGCACGACGTTTACACCGGCTGTGAGCGGGGACGGCGTTATGAGCTGGACGAACGACGGCGGCAAGGCAAACCCCGCAAGTGTGAACATCAAAGGGCCGAAGGGCGATACCGGCGCGAAGGGAGCGACCGGAGCCAAGGGTGACAAGGGCGACACTGGCGCGAAGGGCGCGGACGGCAAGACGCCCGTCAAGGGCACGGATTATTTCACGGCGGCGGATAAGGCGGAGCTGGTGCAGGCCGTGCTGGAGGCGCTGCCGACATGGAACGGAGGGAGTTACTGATGGCTTATGACAAGGTCGTGGATTCGGCGGTGCTGGACGGGCAGCTGGGCAACATTGCAAAAGCCATCCGAACCAAGGGCAAAACCACCGCGAATCTGACGTTTCCAAGTGGATTTATCTCCGCCATACAGAACATTCAGACCGGAACAGAGCTGAAGATCATTGCGTATGTGGCAAACGGCGCGGTTGTTACGGCGACGAAGGGGAGCAAGGTCCTGAGCGGAACGTCGATCAATGGGACGTGCACGCTGGTCGTACCGGAGGCCGGAACATGGAGTGTCAAGGCCACGCGAAACGGGACGGCGTCCGATACAAAGGACGTGACTGTCTATGAAAACTACGCGGTGACGCTGACGTTCTTTTCCGCGACGATTACCGTCAACGTAGACTCCGGCGCGTCCGTCACGCTGAAAAAGGGCGGGACGACTATCGCCACAAAGGCGAGCAACGGGACGGCGGTTTTCACCGTCACGGAGACGGGGGCGTACACGGTCACGGCAACAAAGAACGGGCAGACGACGAGTGGCTCGGTCAATGTCGTATCCTCCACGACCTCCTACTCGCTGACGCTCTCTTTCGTGAGCTCTACGCTCAACAATAACGAGTGGAGCGTTATCAAGTCCGTTTCCGACGCGGGACAGGGTGCGAACTATTGGAGCATCGGCGACCGAAAAGCGGTCACGCTGAACGGAACGGTCGGGCGGCTCTCACTCTCAAACTACACGATCTATGCGTTCATTCTGGGCTTTAATCACAATGCGGCAATTGAGGGTACAAACCGCATTCATTTTCAGTTTGGAAAAACGGCGGCCTCCGGCGGTACGGACGTTTGCCTATGCGACAGTCCCTATAACTCGAACGTTTCGACAACTGGCTATTTCTCTATGAACAGTAGCGGCACCACCTCCGGCGGATGGAAAAGCTCGCAAATGCGTAAAAACATTTGCGGAACGAACCTATCGAGCTATTCCGGGACGATGATCGCAGTCATTCCGGCGGCGCTCCATGCTGTCCTAAAGTCCGTTACCAAGTACACGGACAATACCGGCGGCGGAAGTTCGGCGGCGAGCAACGTCACGGCGACGACGGATTACTTTTTCCTCCTCTCGGAGTTCGAGGTTTTCGGCAGCATTTCCTACGGAAACACAAACGAGAAGAACAAACAGGCACAATATGTCTATTACTCCGCCGGAAACAGCAAGGTAAAGTACAAGCACGACGAAACGACGACCGCCACTAATTGGTGGCTCCGTTCTCCGACTGCAAGAGCCTCCGACCGTTTCGCGCTTGTGTTCGCCCACGGGTCAGTCAACGCCACCACCGCGGACGTGGCACTCGGCTTCGCGCCCGGCTTTTGCGTATAGGAGGCATTATGGACTACATCACATACAAACGCTTCAGGGGCAAAAGTCTTTCGGGGGATGTCAACATCCCCTTCGGAACCATTTTGCAGGAACGGGACGGTTTTCTCTATCTCGGCGAGCGGTCGATCTGCTGCGTGACGAGCGAGAACGGATGGCAGCACTTCCGGCCTGACACCGACGAAGGGAAGATGCGGCAAGGGATGCTGGACAAGCTCTACCGCTGGTACGAAAAGCACAGCTGCGGCGAGGACTTTGTCGATGAGAAGTGGCCGGAACAGGAGAACGGCTACTGGAAAAACCGCCTACGGACAGCCAGCACGGAACGGCTGAAACAAACCTATTTTGAAAAATTCGGGGTGATGCCATGTACGCAGTGACGAAAGAGGGCGCTTTTGCGGGCTACGCGGACAGCGTCGTACATATCCGCCTACACAAGAACGGCTGCTACGTGCCGTGCTCACAGGATGAGGCAGAGGGATTTTGCGCAAAGATGGCCGTGACAATGAAGGATGAGGACGGGATCGAGTATCAGGGGCTGGTCGACACGGTTTTCCGGCTGACCGGGCACGCGCTGAAAGGCACAGAGCCGGAGGGCAGATACGAGGAGATGGGCGCGGCAGCGGCTCTGACGGACGCGGAACGCGCGACAAGAATCTTGCTTTTGGAGGAATCGTGATGGAAAACTGCATCGAACGCGCACGCGAGCACGTCAACCGGACGCGAAACGCGCTGCAAACCGTTTTTAATGAGCTGAACCAAGGTCAGCAGAAGAAGATTCTGCGCAACGATAAGGTGCGCCAGATTTTTGAACTGTACGGCGTTGATACAAGCTCTGCAAAAGAAAAGTAAGATGAAAGGAGATCAAAGATGGAAGATGGGATTCAGGCGCAGATCGCCTCCGTGGAGGCGCGATGCAAGAGCAACTCGCACAGGATCGACGAGCTGGAGGCAGACAACAAGGCGCTGCATCAGCTGGCGACCTCGGTGGAGGTTCTGGCCACCAAGCAGGAGACGATCGAGGAAAACGTGAACGAGATCAAGGCCGATGTGAAAAGCCTCAAGGCGCTGCCGGGAAGCCGATGGGAGGCGGTCGTGAAGGGCGTCATTACCGCGCTCATCGCGGGGCTGATCGGCTTTGCACTGGCGAAGCTGGGGGTGGGTGGATGAAATGCCGAAGATCGTGAAGAAGTCGCGCGTGACCAAGGGCAAGATGGCGCGGGAGCTGGTGTACTACTGCCTCTGGGCGCTGACGGCGGCGCTCGCGTGGGCGATGGTCGTCAAGACGGCGGCGCTGCTGCTCGACCGGACGTGCGACCTTTCGGACGTGCTGGTATTCGCGGGCGCGGCCTTCGGCGGGGAGCTG